CCCTCGTTTACATCGAGAGCACCGTCTAAATTAGTTGGAGGCGCGAATGACTGTACCGATACCGGTAGTTCGTCTTCTTTGCGTCCTATTTGAAATCCGAAAAGTTCAATTGCCATTGTGGTTTATCCTTAATAATAATTGGGGCGGCATAGTATTTATGCGCGCCCCATGTTCACCTTTTAGGATTAGATCCCGCCAGCAGTGCCAGTAGTTCCGCCAGTCACTTCCCAATAATCGTACTGGAATGTAACGCCGAACTCTTGGATAGCTTCACTATCCCAAGCCAAATCAATCGCGGCAATCTCAGTTGGGTAAATGCCAACAAAGTTGTATACGCGAAGGATTGATCCGTCTTTGCCGAACTGTGTAACTTGAGCGTTAGACTTATATAGGCTAGGAGCAGATCCACCAGCTGTGTTCAAGTTTCCTTGAGCAGAGTTGATAGAGTTTGACCACTGTTCCATAGCATTGCGAATAGCAAAGTCTTCATCATTGATAATTGTTGGTGCCCATTCAGCATAAGTGCGGTTGCCAGCTATTTTAATTTGGCGGCCGAAATATGGAACTTCAACTGTGCCAAGTGTAGAGGCAGGAATCTGAGCAGCCTTCACCATAAATGGTACTTGTGCGTCAGCCACACCGTTGATTGGATTTGTGATCTGGACTTGGAAAAGCGATGCGCGAGCACCGCCTCCCTTTAAAGCGCCAGAAAATTCATTTACATTAAACGCCATTTCTTTATCTCCCGATTCTGTACGTTATATTTATATTAAGCGCGACCAACAATCTCAGAGAACTCAACACCGCTGCGGACAGCAACAAAGTTCAACTGAATAAAGTTGATTGAACGGGCTGGTTTAATGTAGATGTCGCCGATAAACTCGTTACGGTCTACAACTTCTCCAGTATTATTTGTTCCGTCACACACGACTTGGAAGTCAGTGATACCACGACGACCTTGTACATCACGCAAGAATGGGACAACCAAATTGGTAAACTGGCTACGAGTAAACTCATCGTTGAATTCAAAGAGAGTGAACTTAGAAGCAGTTGCGATAGCTTTCTCGAGTACGATAAACAAACGTCGAACGTTGATACGGTCAAAGGCAGATGGCTTGGCTAGCAAAGTCTTATCGCCAAACAACACAGTACCTTGTCCTGGGAACGTCACAACAGGGTTTACGCCCTTCTTATAAAGCGCATCACGATCGCCCTTTCCTGGGTTATAGGAAAGTTTAATAGCATTCTTAACATTACCACGGTTGTATCCAGCAGGAGAGAACCAAGGATCACGAGTCAAGTCGGTTTGAACCATCAGGCCAGCTGTATCGGCATTCAGAGGAACATAACGATATTCGTCGTTATACTTATCATATTGATACTTCCATCCAGAATCCAAAACGGCATAAGAAGATGAAGGCAGTGTATCGCGGAATTCAATAATATCATCACGCTCTTTACCGGCATAAGAATTGTTAGCAACAACATCAGCGCGTTCTGGGGACAGAACAACGATGCAGTCTTTACGCGACTCGGCAATATTAGTAATGAGGTGAGTTGCTAGAGTTGCGTCAGCATCAGCGCCCAAGATGAAAGAAACATCAACATCTTCAGCAGAAGCGAACAAATCATAACCGACGATCTTTTGCGCGCTAGTCAAGTTCGTGCCGTCTAGACCATTGATCAGGCTCTTATTAATTACAACACCGCCTGTCGTGTACGTGGTTCCTGAAAGAGCAGAACCAGAACCCAATAGCGCCTTTGTAGAAGCTGTAACATAGGCAGACTGTTGGTTGATTACATTGACGAAGTAGTTACCAGCGCCTTGCTCAGTCTTAGCATCAGAACCTAAAGAAACGCCAGCATATGTTTCAAGGACAGTTCCTTTAACGCCGGTGAATGCTCCATCTTCATCAACAACAGCGACATGAATTTCGTCGCCAGATGCTCCAAGAGCCAAGCCATTAACAGTAGTTCCAGGGGCATCATCAAACTGTCCTGAGAATTCCCAAGAGCGAGTTAGCAATCCGCCAGCAACAGTGGCAGAAGAATACTTGGTTTCTAGTGTGATAGATACTGTTGTGGTGTTGGCGATAGAGGCTACAGAAAGAACTTTACGTTTTTCTTCAACATCATTTGGGCCAAGGCTCAATATGTCGCCGACATTAATAGCGGCAACAACAGCTGCAGTATTAGCAGAAGTAATTACGACTTGGTCACTATTTCTAGCGACATCATATGTCAGGCCAGTTGCTGTAGACCAAGCGGCAGCATCTGGACAGATAGAAATCTTCAATGAATTTCCTAAAACACCAGCATATTTTGCATAGAAGTTGTCAGTACTAGGAACGGTAGAATCTTCGTTTTCGATTAGAGCGGCTGTAGTTTCGGCGGCATTTCTGGCGTCAGAATTAACTGTACGAACTACGTGCAAAGCATTGCCGTAGGATAAGAAATTTGCTGCGGTGAAAAAATCAGTCGCATTGTCATTATTTGGTTTGTGGAAGATGTTAACGAGGCGATCTTCGGAATCCACCAACACACGTTGTGCTGCTGGTCCCCAGCGGAACTGACCTGCGATTGCACCCTCAGTAGAGGATACGGCAGGGACTACCGTTGTGAGATCGATCTCACTTACATTTACTCCAGGACTTACTTGGAAGGGCATTGCTATTCTCCTTAAAAAATAGAGTTTTTTATTTCATTCAACTGAAGATATTTATAATAATTGAATGTTTAGTATTTTAGTTGTAATTTGCCGCAGAGATATAATCGCTCATACCGAACGGCGCTGGTGGCTCGTATTCTATAACATCATCATCCGGCATCCCGTCATCGTGGAAACCAAATGGCAACATATTTTCCATCATCTCTTTCTCAGACTTTTCTCTGAGTTGTGTCAGCGTATTAATATCAGTCATATCTTTAAAATACGCTTGATCCGATAACCAAGCAAATAACACTAAGCACATGACAAGATCGTCGTGCGCTCCAGATTCTGCTTCGTAAGAGTTCCTTTTCCTCGAAAATGTAGACAACTCCCGTATAGTTTGGAAGTCATGTAGTATAAGTTGTTCTTGCTCAATCATCAATTTCAAGATTGAGCAACCAACAGACTTCACGCTTTTGGTTGTGCGTATTCCTTTGTCGCACATCCTGCTGAATCCTGCTGAAATCCTCTTTCCAGACCTTCCAGCACTTTCAGTGAATAGTATGTTCTCATATTCAAATTCATAATGTATCAATTCAGCAACTTGCTCCCCAATATCATTAATCTCAACGAGTACGGTGGCTTCATTGTATCCTTTACACGTTCTATATATTACTTCAGCATATTCAGCCGGAGTAATAAAGTTGTCTCTGTAGACACAAACCTGCTGATATGGCATTTCAGTCACATCAATAATTTGAAATGCGGAGTAATCCAACCCCTTCCCTCTCGACACATCAACAATACAAGCGTATAATCGGTCTGGAACACACTTCGCATACATTGAAATGTTGTTCGCCTCAATGATTGGTTTGTGCGCCACTAAAGACTTCAGCTTACTACCGTCGATCAACGTGCCAGAACTACCTAAAAACTGACATTCATATTCCTGTGCGAATTTCTCATAATCATAATCCATCGCCTGTAGAGTTTCTTCCCTCCAAGCTTCGTCGCGGCCAGGAACGTCATCCCAATTAACCCTAACAAACTGATAGCCGTTAGTCCCTTCTTTCGCACCTTCGCACGTTTTGTAGAAGTGGTTTAATCCATTTGGCGTTGACGTCAACAGTATTTTAGTGGTGTTACCAGAAGATATTGTAGGAAATACCGAAGCAAAAAACTCATCCCAATTTTCAACAAACGCAGTCTCATCAATGTATAGAAAGGAAACGGATTTACCACGAATTGCCGATGACGATGTTGCCGCCGCAATAATTTTACAACCGTTTTCAAACTGAACTGATCCCTTGTTCCACTCAACCACACCTTGTTGCATCCAAACTGGCAGGGCTTCGTATGCTATTTTGATTCGGTCAAGAATCTCTCTAGCCGCCTCGCCCTTGTTGGCGAGAAGGGCAACAGTCTTGTGTTCGTTGAATAATATGAATTGGAGTATCACCGCGACTGCTGTTGTGGTCTTTCCAGCCTGCCGAGAAGTTACTACTGCAGCTCGTCTATTATTTGTAATCTTCTCAATAATTTCCCGCTGATAATCGTACAGGCGCATGGGTATCAATCCATGGTCAACATGTACTATCTGGAGATAATTTTCAGCAAAGTATATTGGGTCTCTAGAACATCTTACAAATTCCTTGACCTGATCGTGCGTCCACTGTATTTGGACGCCCTTTCGTTTGAGAAGCTGATTACCATTGTAGGTTTTACTAGCCAATTTCAACGACGCCTTCAGCAATCAAACGTTCGCGGTTCGCCAAATGCTGCGCGTCGACATCGTCTTTGCTTCCGCCGAAGTAAGGAACTGCATGGCCGCGTTCAACAAGAATTTCGGTAGCGCCTTTCCAAGTGCCGGTATCTGTATCATACACATCAAAGTCGCCGAGGATTCGGCCAAATTTACCCTTCTTATCCTCTCCGTCTTTGGCGATCTGCGTTCTCAATACTGCTGTCTTGCCGAGCAGTTCTTTTAGTGCTTGCTTTGCCGCAAGGCCAAATTTCTTCTCAACCTTATCTCGCGTGCGCGACTCAGGCGTATCAATCCCCATCATTCGCACTCGCTCTTTGCGGAGCCAAACACCAAAGCCAAGGTCGATATTCACGTCAACAGTATCGCCGTCAACAACTCTAACAATTTCCACTTTATAATCATACATCTTTTTCACCATTAATCAATTTCTGTAAATCATTAGTACTGCCGACAAATAATGCGTTAGTGATACCGATTTGAGATTGGGGTTCCGCGCTTTCTTCTTGTCGCAATTCTTTCACTTTCTTTTGGATGTCGAGTAGGTCTTTGTTTGCTTCGACTAATGTCTTGGTGAGCTGTGAGACTACTTCGAACGCCCTTGGATGCTCACTAGCCTTCGCTAAATGCAAAAGGTTATCAAGGGCGAAGGTGCCCTTCTCTATAACATCGTATAAATTATCTCTCGCAAACTTATAGTCTTGTGATATGTCGTCGGGCAAACCTTCCACCCTTTCTTCAATAATAGAGCGAACCAATGATTTAGGCTCGTCGTCAACTAATTCAGATTCAACATCAAATATATTATTCAGATTGTCCGTCACAATATTTTTCATAATTAGTGCTCATGGTTTTCTGTTCCGTCAAAATAATCAACGCTATCGAACGCAAATCCATAACTGGTATTTGCTCCGATGCTCTGGGTGTCTACACTCAAATCAGGATTTGTTGTCGGCGAGCCATTTGCTAGCAGGCCAGGAGTGAGGATAATTTTCTTATTCGGCCCTTCGTCGTTGCTCGGGGTGAATGTGCCGTCAACGTCACTAGGAATACCAAGATCAACAACAGTTCTTTTAATAACACCCTTATTCGACACTGGCCCAAATATGTATCCTTTCACTACAAACTGAAAAGTGTAGATGATAGCTCTTCTAGTCTGGAAGTCAGCCTCGTAGGTGTCCTCAATACTCATTCCACTAAGCACTGTCGGGACGTCAAAATATTGGCCAGTTTCCGGAATCAACTTCAAACTGTGCGTGAACTCTGGTCTAAAATATGGCAATATTTGCTCAACTACTTGTATCGCATCTTCATTATTGGCGAACATAGCAGACAATGTGATGCTTATGTCATAAGGAACTGGCGTAAACTGCGAAGACAACGAAGACGCTGTCGAACCGACAGACGTATTTCTCTGAAGCTTATTCAAAGACCTTGTTGGTGCATAAGACATATCGGTGACTTCAAACGACATTCTCGGCAACTGAGTTGCG